AAGTTTAAGTTCCTTTACCAAAGCTACTCGATGATTTCCGCTCTTTAAAGATCGGCATCCTCGGATCGCTTTGCCGCATAAGATTATTGTCCACGGCCTCCGTCTGAGCTGCGGTCTGGTTACGGTAATAAGCCGCACGCTGCTCCACAAGCTCTTCTGGTGCCTTGCACAATAACAATCCACCAATCTCAACATTGTCTTTAAAACGACTTGTAGGATCGATGAGCAGTTTATAGTGGGGTTGCTCTTCAATTGTTACCGGCTCCCATCCCTCTCTTAATTTGGAAGAAAGGTTGCGTGGGTCAGCCTGGTTCAAAATTGCAACGCGAACCCAGTGATATTTATACCCAGCCTCTTTGTTTGGCTCTGGGAGTAGCTCAGGCGGCATCCACTGCTTGGGACGCTCTGTGACTGCTCGGGTTGCTAATTCACGTGTTGCTCGATTTTGCTCAGCCATTTTGGGCCTCCAATTTTTTAAGTTCTAAGGCGTACTGCTCTGGTGTTAATCCCAACTTCTTAGCCAGTTGAACCTGGCTCGCTTTTAACCGTATCTTGTTAGATGCGGTGCTGCGTACTGCTGGGGCTACCACCGTGCTCGGTCTTGTACGAGGCTCAGCTTTTGCCTTTGGAACCTCGGCTTCCTCAAAATTCTCAGGAAACCGTTTGCGAATTGTTCTGTCCAAAATCGCGTAATACTCATCAGACCCTATTTGCACCTCGCCGCTCTTCTTGAGTTTTTCGTGTAAACCCAAGGCCGCAGCGGTCATCTCGTCGTCTTGGCCATACCAGGGATTTCGTTCCTGCCATGACTGTAACTTCGGATTTACCCGAGGTTGCGGGGTCTCGTATGTATTTTGTACCTCAAAATTTTGTTCTTGTAAAGCAGGCATTTGGAAGTTCTGTGCCTGCATCGCCCGGATTTGGGCTGCTTGAAGTTCTTTTTGAGCCTCTAATACCCGGTCAGAGTCGCCAGAATCATAGGCTTCTTTGTACTGCACCTCAGCCATTTTGAGCTTTAACGCGGCAGCTTCTTGTAACGTAGTGGCATATTCTTTCCCACCAGTATCGAGAATCTGTTTAATCCGCTTGTTCTCATTCATGAGCTGCTGCGCCAGGCGTACAGCCTCTTGCTGCTCTCGATATGCGGCCTCTTTCTCGCGGCGCTCGTCGTGCCAAACCTTCCGCATCTGCTTGAGTTTTTGTTTGACCTCGTCGTCATACGCTTCTAGGTCATCTTTCTCAAGCTCCTCTTTGAGAGGGGCGGGCAGTGGTTGACGGCCACGATCCTCTTCAGGTGTGTCGTCTTCTATCTCGACTTCGACCTTAGCGTCCTTGTCATTTTCCATAGTGACGCTAAGTTCATTAGTCTTTTCGTCGGGAAATTTAAATTCATCTTTTTCAAATTCAGGCATCTTGTCCTCCTGTTACTTACGTTTAATGCCGCGAGGGTCCATTACCGTTGCCTCTACTGAGTCATCGTTAATGAGTCGAAACTCGCGTCCGTGGATTAAAAGCCGTGTACCGGCGTTTGGCCTTACCAATACAAAGTCACCTTTCTTGCACCACGGTCCCGTGGGAAATCGAGAAGTGTCTTTGTAACAGTCTGGGCCTAGCTCAACGACAAACAGAACCGTCGTTAAGATCTCTTCGTAGTGAATGGTTGTATCTGCTTTAACCAATCCACTGTCGTACTCTTTTTCTACTTCTGGTATTGCACACAGAATCCTGTAGCCCGAGGGCTTTGGAAGCTGCCTTGCTTTCTCTTCGTTGGTTGCTTCTAGGTTGATTGCGCCTACTATCTGCGGTTTATCGGGATTTGTGCCGATAAGGATTTCACTCATCAGAGTTCTCCATCTTTTGTTTAAGGTCTAATGCGTACCCCCTTGCAGTGAGCAGACCCCGGATCTCACCGCAAATTCTTTTGTATTCCTCAAAACTTTCGCACTTCCCTTCTGCCAAGAAGTCTTTTAGTTGAGAAACCTTGTCGTCTGCCTGTTCGACGATTACTTCTAGTTCAGTCATTTGTTAGCCTTTGGTTGTTGGGGCTGTCGTTGTTGAATTTCTTTCTGATGTGCCTGGCTCGACAACTGTTTTGCAATGTCTACACCCATGCGAATGATTTCCTTCTCTCGGCCATCCCGCATCTCGGCTGCGGTACGAATAGCTTCAAGTTCAGAATCTGCTTGCAACTTCTGTTTCTGGAACTCGGCCTGCGAAATAATTCGACCAGCTTCGATCTCTTGCTGGCGCTTACGCAGCTCAATATCAGCCATGTCTTTCTGGGCCTTGCGCTGAATCTCTGCTTGTTTCATTGCAAGCTCTTGCTGCTGCATCTGGATGATTGGATCTTGAGCCTGCTGCTGCGCTTGTTGTTGCGCGACCTGAGCCTGGTTCTGCGACAGAAGCCGTTGTGCAGCTTGAGCCAACATCGGTGCCAGGCGAGCTTCGACTTCAGGGTTCATACCAACCTCTTCGCCCATCTCATCTTCTTTGGGCGGCAGGTTAAAGCCAAGCTGTAGCTCGATCTGCTTGCGATACTCCATACCCAAGTGGTCATTGATATGGTTCATCATCGCAGCTTGCATCTGGCCGGCCATTGGGTTGTCTTTCAACAACTGCTGGATCATCGGATCTTGCATGGCCGACATGTGCACTGTGATATGCGCCCTGTGATCTTGATACGCGAACGCTTTAACCGGCTTGTTACGGAGAATGTTTTGGTTCTCTGTTACAGGATCTGCCGGTTTTTGATCTTCATCCATCGGCACTAGCTTCTGTGCATCTTTAATTCCAAGCACATCGAGCATTTGTCTGTGAAGTAGTGGCAGGTTGTATAGCTGTGGAGCCGCCTGCGCCAACTGCATGACCGCCTGATACTGAACGATCTTTTGCGCCATCGTCGAGGCATTTGGATCTGAAACCGGGATAACATCAACATCGTCATAGTCTGTTTTCTTCGCCCGGCGGTGCCCATCTACTGGTTCATAGCTGTACTCATCAGGCGTGTATGCCGCGATAATCTGCTTGAGTAAGCCTAGCTCCTGCTTCATCGAGTAATGAACGCGAGCTTGGACCGCCGACATTGTTTTCAGTGTGCGCTCAAGAATAGCCAGCGTAGTTCCCACTGGTGCCTGGGCAGACATATCGGAGATCTGAAGATCTGCTGTATTAGCGAACCTCCGACCTTCATCAATGATGTTTTGGAACAACTGGAAGAGAGTCTGACTTGGCTCTTTGTACGGCAGCGGCATCAGGTTGTCTTTGATAGACCCCGATGGGACGTCTACGTCTCTAAACTCTCCAGGGGCTATCGGTGTGTCATCTCCCTTAACGCGCAGACCCCGCGCTTTAAAGCCTCCCGGCAGATTCGCCAGTGTTCCTGCATCAACCAACTGACGAATGAGAGAAGTACCAGACTTGGCAAAAGCACCAACAAGGTGAATAAGGCCGAAATAGTAAAAACCAAAGCCGGGAACATATCCGTAATGAACAAAATGCTGTCGCTTCGCATACGTTTCATCGTCTGGCTCCCAGTTACGCCGAATGGCTAGGATCTGATTCGATCCCTTCTCAATAGTCACTACATACGGCAGCGCAATACCCGTTAACTCGCCGTCTTCATCCCTGTGTTCATGGCCAGGCAGGTCCAGCTCTACGTGCATTTCAAGAATCTTGTACCGCGAATCGGTCGAAGCACGAAATCCCAGCTTCTCTGCGATCTTCTTCTCTACTTCATCAAGTATGTTGTTAGGAGGGCCAAGATCTATGTCTGCATAGAAGCCAGAAACTTGTAGTCGGCGCAGTTCGTTCTCTGTTTTACGCATGACATGGGTCACACGCTCCGCAGACTCAAGATCTGATGCGCCATAAGGCACAACAATGTCTTCTGCCGGGACAAAAATAGAGACTTGCCGCCCAACACTGGGGTCGTAATAGACTTTTTTGAACGCGTTACCAGAAAGTCCCAAGCCCCAGAGCATCCGCTCATGTTCCGGCCGGTACTCTTTCATGACATCCATCAACTGGTAGTTCATGTCGTCCTGCACACGCTTGGCAGACTCTTTTTTCTCAGGCGTTTCTTTGCCGATGATCTGTGTTTTCACCGGCCCCGAGGCAGGAAACGTGGACATCATGGTTTCCGACTGAAATTTCACCAGGGCTTCGGACAAAAGCGGGTGGTACACACCGCAAGCGCCTTCCCACGGCTCAGCCCGGTCTTCTAATTTCATTCCAAGAAGCTCTAGGCCGTCTACGTAAGTCTGTATCCAGTCTTTTCTGGAGGCTACGTCTTCGTCATAGTCGCCAATCAACTCACCGGCAAGGCTTGCAACGACTTCATCGTCCATCGACTCAACAAGATTGGCGTTGAAGTCTTCATCGGTCATCTCTTTTTTCTCAAACTCAATCTCAAGATCACCAATTCCAATCTTGACCGACTCGGGATCTTCGATTTCGATCTCAATATCGGGCTCGGCTGACATCTCTGGCATCACACCAAGGGGAGCTTGACTCAACGACTTTTCAATAGCCATGATTTATCCTTCAGTAATAAGGCTCGCGCCTTCTAAATTGTTGCGGTTCGTCCTCGATGTCTAACTCGACACGCACAAATCCGCCTTTTCTAAATCTCATCAACGCCAAAGAGACGGTATCGACATAGTCATCATGTTCTCCGCCAGGAAAAGACGCAACTTCATCAACAACTTCTTCGGCCCACCTCTTATTAGGAGCCCAAACGCGCCCAGAGGCAAATATATCGGAGATTGCATTCAATCTGGTAATTTTGTCGTTGCCCCGAACCGGCGTGAAATCCTGCACTGGGATACCCATCGCCCTTAATTCATAGATCAACGGCGCACCAGACGCCTTCTTTTCAATAATTACAGAGTCTGGCTCCCACTCTTTGTACTCTTCTATCGCTCTTCGCTTCAAAGTAGGGAACTCCATCCTGTCTCTGAAGGCATTGAGAAGAATGATGTTCGTCTGCTCGATACCATTTTCATCAGGATGTTGAAAAATTCCCCACAAAGTACACGCCGAGTAGTCAGCTCGGTTGTTTGCTTCAAAAGCTGTGTCCCACGCCATCAATGTGAACTCACAATACGGAGGACTTTCCTCTTCCCATACGTTCCACCACTCTCTTTTGATGATCGCCGCGGACTCAGATGTCGGGTTTTGTTGGTACTGCGCCATCCATTTGCTGTTGGGCAGTTCATTTCTCAGTGCTTGGAGCTCTTCTATCGGCCAGAACTCAGGCCACAAAGGCTTGCTCGACGGCAAAATGGCAGGAAACTCTATGACTTCCCACTCATCGCCCTCTCTCTGAGCGCTTGCCTTCAATACTTGACCCGTCAAATCTCGCTTTGACCACCTGGTCATCACGATAACAATCGCTCCACCAGGCTGAAGACGCTGTCTTGGACCGGACGTAAACCACTCATACGTCTTGTCATAGATCTCAGGATTGATCTCAGCCAGCGCCGCCTCTTGTTCCGAGTGCGGATCGTCAATAATCAGTAGATCGGCACCCTTACCTGTAACAGCACCCCCAATACCAATAGCAAAATACTCCCCGTTTGCATTCGTGGACCAACGCCCCGCTGCTTTGGAGTCTTGCCGTAGTGCCACATTTGGGAAGATCTTCGTATACACCTCGCTGTCTACAAGGTTCCTGACCTTCCGGCCAAAGCCAACAGCAAGTTCTGCCGTGTGGGACGTCTGAATAATCTTTTTATCCGGGAACCTACCCAGGAACCAGGCAGGTAAAAGAAAGGACGCGAACTCCGATTTGGTATGCCGTGGAGGCATATTAATAATCAGCCTCTTTAATTTCCCCGAGGCGATCTCTTCAAACTTCTTCGCCATGACAGCATGGTGCCTCCCCGATATAAATCCAGGCCACATGGTCTTCACAAAGGCTAAAAACTTCTCTTGCCCCTGCTCCCTCTTAAGCGCGTCTTGATACTGAAGCGCCATCTCTAAAAGAGACGCTCGATCCCCATCGGGCAGTTGATCTATCAGCTCAAGAATCTTCGGGTTCAATCTTATGTACTCTCAAATAAGCAGGCCGCACAGACCTCGCCCTATTAGGCAAACCCTTCAAATGCCCCGCCCGCAAAAGCGACCGTATCTTCCGGTGCACATTCCCACGCCCCTTGTCTCCGGTAATCCGCATGATGTCATCTATCGAAGGCCCGAACCCAAACTTGTTCCACCAGCCATCAA